CTGCAAATTCCCGAAACGCCGCACGGCCAACCAATTCAAATATAAATCCATACTGAGCACAGATTATTCAAACTGTGCTCAGCCATGAAAAACCCAATAAACAAAACATCGTTACCACTTGCTGTTTTATCAGCAAATAAACCTGCCGATTTAGGCTTTGCTGCGTGCCGCTTTGCAAGCGAAATAAACGAGCAAGGTATTAGCGAGCGCGTAATGGTGATGCCAGATGGCTATTTTAACTCACACGACGGCCGCCCGTTCGACGTACCAGCCAATGCTTGGTTACTTGACCAAGCCGCATATGAGCTGCTTAAAAGCACAGCAAGCACGCGCACTAACGACTACCACTTTGACTACGAGCACCAAACCCTACACGCCGAAGAAAACGGCAAACCAGCGCCAGCAAGTGGCTGGTTTAACCCAAGCGATTTAGAGTACGTACCAGGAGAGGGGCTTTATGCCCTTAATGTACGCTGGACACCTAGCGCCCGCGCACACTTAAAAAACGACGAGTACCGCTTTATAAGCCCTGTTTTTCATTACGACAAACAAACAGGACGCCCAACCAAATTACGCCATTTTGCCCTAACCAACGACCCAGCGGTTGACGGTATGGACAAAGTAGCCGTTTTAAAATCCCAAACCAATCCAGAAAATGGAGAAACCACCATGAATGCAGCTCAAAAACTGTTGAGCTTGCTAGGTATTACTGTGGACGGTGACAAAATTACCGATACAGATTACACGCAAGCAACAACGGCGCTCACGGCGTTAAAAGCGAAAGCCGATGAAGCCGAAACCCTTACTAATCAGCTAAGTAACGCAAACGATGCCGTTGCCGCACTTAAAGCCAATAGCCCTAATGAGGTTAATTTAGCTAAGTACGTACCGGTTGAAACCTATAACGCATTGCACACGCAAATGGTGGCACTTAAAAGCACCAGTGCTACGCAAACAGTTGATCAAGAAGTAAGTAAAGCTAAACAAGATGGGCGCATCATTGCCAGTGAAGAGGAATATTTAACATCACTGGGTAATCAGCAAGGTATTGCCGCGTTAAAAGCGGTGTTAGATGCCCGTTCACCTATTGCAAGCTTAACCGCTCAGCAAACTACTCATGCACCTAAGCCAGAAAGCGATAAAGACGGCTTAGCAGCACTCACAGCAGAAGACAAGTATGCCGCAGACCAATTAGGTATGAGCCATGCTACTTATGCAAAAGCTAAACAGGAGCAAAACTAATGGCTTTAGTGACCCCAGCAATTTTAAGCGCTTTATTTACTGGTTTTAAATCTGAGTTTGAACAAGGTAAATCAGAAGCAGCACCGCAATTTACAAAAATTGCCAGTGTAATTAAATCAACCTCGGCCAGTAATACCTATGGCTGGTTGGGTAAGTTCCCAAGCCTGGCTAAATGGATTGGCGATCGTAATATTCAAAGTATGAAATCGCAGGCGTACACCATTACCAACGACGATTACGAGTCAACGGTAGGCGTAGACCGCAACGATATTGAAGACGACAACCTAGGCGTGTACTCACCTATTTTTAAAGAAATGGGTAACGCAGCGGCCATTCACCCAGACGAAATGATTTTCCCATTGCTGGCAGCTGGTTTTACAACCTTGTGCTACGACGGGCAAAACTATTTTGATGTTGAACACCCGGTTTATCCAAAAGCCGACGGCACAGGTGTAGCGGTTTCAACGCCTAATATGGTTGAAGATGTAGGCTATGCCGGTGAAGCCTGGTACGTGCTAGACACCTCAAAAGCACTTAAGCCGCTTATTTTTCAAGAGCGTAAAAAGCCTAACTTGCTGGCTATGACTAAAACCGACGACGAAGCCGTATTTACCCGCAAAGAATACCGCTACGGTGTTGATTGCCGTGATGCCGCAGGCTTTGGTTTTTGGCAACTTGCATTTGCTAATAAACGTGATTTAACGCCAGATAACTTATGGGACAGCATTGAAAAAATGCGCGGCTTTACCGCCGATGGTGGCCGTAAGTTAGGCATTAAACCAACTATGTTAGTTGTACCTGCCAGCATGGAAAAACTAGCAACTCGTATGCTTGAGCGTGAGCTTGACGCAAACAGCTCAAACGAGCTGAAAGGCCGTGTAGAGCTATTAGTAGCTGATTACCTTTAACCCTTTAAATTAACCCCTATTAAGCATGGGGCGCACTTAGCCCCATACTTTAAACCAGGAGTAATAATGAAATGGCGAATATTATTAAGCTCAGCGCTATCGCGGCTGTCATTGTCAACTGCACGCAGCCTACAGGCTACCGCCGCGGCGGCATCAGCCTTACAAGCGGTAAGCAAACTATACCGGCCGATGCGCTTACTGAGCAGCAGCTTAGCGCACTTGAAAATGATCCACGCTTATCGGTGCAAGCTGTACCGCTCGATGCGAGTACTACGCAGAACCCACAGCTGGACGCAAATAACATGGGTACAGATTTAGACAACCCTTTGCTCTATGCAAACGTTGATTACACCCAAGCGCCAATAGAGCTACAACCTGTTATTGCATTAATGATTGATGCGCAGTTTGCAGAACAACCTAGTTGTGCTCAGGTGGCCTATGAAGCGCCGGGCGAAAACGAAGGTGATGTAATTAAGGTTAAAGTGCCTGCGCTTACCCGTGATTTAGCATGGCAGTGGCTACAAGAAGCAGCCAAAGCAGGCGAGGGCGAGTAAATGGCCTACGCAACAATAGCCGCAATGCAACAGCGCTTTGGCGAGCGCGAGCTTATTTATTTAAGTGAACGCGACGACGAACCAGTTGATGTAATTAATACCGCAGTTATTGAGCAGGCCATAACCGATGCAAGCGACGTAATTGACGGTTATTTAGCGGGTCGTTATGAATTGCCACTTGTAACCGTGCCTAACTTACTTGAGCAGTTTTGTTGTGATATTGCCCGCTATAAGTTGGGCACCAACGACACGCCTGAGCACATAGAAACTCGTAATAAGGAAGCTATTAAGTTTTTAACCTCAGTAGCCAAAGGCGAGTTAAGCATAGGTGTAAACGCACTAGGGCAAGACGCCAAAGTGCAAAACACCGCCACCATACAAAGTGCTGGCTCTGTATTTGCGCGTGAAAAAACCAAGGGGTTTATTTAATGTTTGAAATTACCACCGACTATTTTGCCGCTCAAAACCCACTTAAACAGGCACTTGAACAAGTACCAGGCATTAAGCGTGTTTACCTAAGCGACGAGTTAGCCGACGTAAAAGAAGACCGCCAAACAACCCCCAGCATTCACCTTATGTACTACGGCGATAAATTGCCAGAGAGTAAAAACGCCGGCTATTTAATGCAGCTAACGCAAACATGGTTAGTAGTATTGGTAGTGCGTAAACAAGATGCCAACCCCGGTGAGCATCTAACTAATATTATTCGGACTATGGCGGGCAAAGTGCTTAACGGTACTGGGCCATGGCTTAGAGTAAATACACCAGCTAAACCCCAATTCACCAAAGGCCACGCGTATTATCCGCTGGCTTTTACATGTCAAATGAGACTAAAAGGAGCGCTTTAATGAGCGACGGTATTTTACTAGCGGGTAACATTTTTGTAGACCGCTTAAACGAGCAAGGTATAAGCACAGGTCAAATTTTTGGCCCAATTAACACCACTAAGCTAGGCATTAAAGCCGAAGCTGATTCGGTTGTACGTACATCAAATAAAAAGGCCACCAAGGGGCAATCACTAGATGACGTTAAAATAAGCAAGCCTACAGTTATTTCATGGGAGTTTGACGACCAGCCAGCAGAAATGATTGCATTAGCGCTTATGGGCAGTGTGGCAGCAATTAACGATGCAGCCGGTACATTAACTGATGAAGCCATAACGCTACCGGCTAATCAATCATGGGTTGCAGTACCAGGGCAAAACTTTACAAACGACGTAGTAGTAAAGCAAGCCACCGAAACTAAAGTTGCGGGTGTTGATTACGAGTTTAACTTTGCCCTTGGCATGATACGCGCTATTAAAGGCGGCGCACTTGACGCAGGCGGCAGTATTACGGTTTCGGGCAGTTACAACGCTCGCACTGGTAAACGCATTAACGGTGCAACGGTAAGCCAAACGCGCTTACGTATTTTTGGCGAGGGCACAAACTTAGCCAATGGTAAGCAAGTTAACTTTGAAATTTACGACACATCAATGATGCCAACCTCAGAGCTTGACTTAGCAAGCAGTGAGTTTGTAACCGCAGCGCTTGAGGGCACAGCTAAGCTGGTAACAGGCAAAAATGAGCCGTACTACATTGATGAGCTAGACGCCTCTTAATTAATATTTACCTCCAGGGGCGAAAGCCCCTTTCCCCCCTCTTTTAAATCGAGTTGACCCCATGGCAGATAAAACCTTAGAACTAGCCCTACGCATTGTTGCCGAAGCAACTGGCAAGCAAAATATTGAACAGTTGGTACAAGAGCTGCGCAATATAGAGCAAAGCGCAGATGCGGCTAATCCTGCTACAAAAAGCCTAAGCGATACACTCGATAAAACCGAAAATAGCGCCAAGCAAACAAGCCAAACAGCCGACAAACTCGGTAAAGAGCTAGACGAATTAAGCGAGCAAAGCAATGTAACGCGTGCATTTGAGCAATCAAAACAAAAAATTGATGCCGCTGATACCAGTGCTAAAAAAGCCAGCCAAACAGCTAATAAGCTAGATAAAGAGTTAGACGAATTAAGTGAGCAAAGCAATGTAGCGCGTGCGTTTGAGCAGTCAAAACAAAAAATAGATGCCGCTGATACCAGTGCTAAAAAAACCAGCCAAACAGCCGGAAAGCTAGCCAATGAGCTAGACGAATTAGCTGATCAAAGTGCGTTAATTCGTGCATTTGAACAGTCAAAAATTAAATTAGATCAGCACGAAATAGCCACAGCAGCGGCCGCCCAAGCACTCGATAAACTGCAAAAAGAGGCACAAGACACTGACAAGCCATTTGTGCAG